GCACATGACCCAGCGTTATGCACCTGATCCCGTGCTGAGTGGGTTCAAATTACCCAACTCCTTGTTAAAGATCCAGAAAGGATCGCAAAACGATCAAGATTCTACTCCACAGCAACGCAACGTCAAACAGATACTTATGTGAATGTGACCATACCACGACCCAGAAAGAACCGGTGAGGGGGTATTTATCAGATTAGAGATCGACCGACAGGTTCAGGAATACACCATCTTTCTTTATAATCGCCTGACATATGACCAAAGGAATAATACAAATTCTTTTTAGACTCCAAAGCAGAAGAATTTATTTCAGTCAAGTTTCGCCACATCATAATCGTACCTAACGAATTAATTTCCGTACTGGGTTTATACCCGATATTAATGTAGTCTACAAAAATACCCGCAATGTTATCCACGGACAACAACAATTGCATAGCAATGGGCTCATCGCCTATCATCATGATTTCACCTTTGAAATTATGATGATACTCATTAAAAAATCCTCTATTTAAATCTTGGTCGATCACTGGTTTATTTCTTCTCTGGCGATATAAGTCACTGTAGATATCAAAAAGAGCATCAGCAGTTATTTCTCTTATTGATTTAAACGCCCCACCACTCGCCAAAAATCTTCGTATCTCGCGCTCTCTAGTTGATACAGTTTTCTTCGAAAAGTCATTGCGCGGGTTTTTCGCTATAGCGACCTTACGCTTGCTAAATAACTCATAAGAACTATTGAGAAAAAGGGTTCTTTGCAAAGGATGTAGGCATTTTGATTTAAAAGGCAATATATATTTACCACCGTCCTTTAAAGGAAGGAAAATGGAATGTTTCGGCATTAACAATGATTTAATGGCTCGGTTATTATTTTTATAATCATTAGCAAGCCAACCATTTTCAACACAAGCGCCACCGACAGCGACACCATTTTTGCTGAAAGAAAAAAATTTAAGAGGAGCGTTGTTCTTTAACATAAAGGACAAAAAATGAGGCGATGACTCGCAATTAAATCCATACCTTAAACAAATCTCTTCGTATTCTTTAAGGGAACATTCTTCCCAATTTAAAAATTTTGGTATCAACATAGCACACACCATAGTTTTATCTTCCATAGCGTATGATATCATAAATTAATCAAACGAAACAGCAGCCCCATTGGATAGGGCTGCAATGCAATTTATTCATTGTAGACAAGCTAACTTGCTTTTAAACCCAGCGGCTTGACAGGCCACGATATCTCAGGTGCTTTACTTGGATCAACTCGATTAAGGAGAACCCGATATTTTTTCCATTCTGTCAACATGATGGATTCTTCTTCTGTTGCAATATCTAGTTCCACCGCATCTTGCAGTGGCACTATTTCGATAGATGCTTCAGAAAGCAATGCATTTTTTTTAGCCTCTGCTGATTTTATATAGTTAACAGAATAGATACCATCCACAATAGTAGCATTATAACCTTCAATAAGAATATTTTCCGGCGCGCTATCCTTATCTATTTCCCAAGCCTTGAAGTCCTTTGGAAAGAATGATTCACCATCATCTGTCACGCACATAACATTCCCACTTGCATCAGTTGCCGCATAATATTTATTTTTTATTCGCAAATGATCATGAGCTATTGTATACCAATCCTCGCCAAACTCATTCATTATATATGAAGCGCCAAGAACCTCAGGATTTTCCGGCGTATATAATTTAAAGAACCCTAAATACTTCATATCAGCCCTCACGAGAAATTGTACCAATTTCCATTAATAAGATATTGTGGGTAAGCATACATCGTCCCGTTAATTCGGTTATCACCATTAGTGAAATCACATATATTTACAGCACCTTGAGGTATTTTTGATGCGTAATCAGATCCATCATATCGCGTTCTCGCCCCAATCCTAAATCCCGTAGGATACCTGGCATTGCTTTCAGCCTTTGTATAAGCTTCACCAGCAGGTGCATAGCTGCCTTTTGGCTGGTATCGCCCATCACTTTCTCCTTTGGTATATGCACTTGTTTTTGGCATATACCCATTATCACTTTCTGTCTTAGTATACGAATCCCCTTTCTTTGCAAGCTCAACTACAGCATTACTCGCCGTATGGCGCATATAAGGACGCGCGGCATCACCATTTGCAAACCCACCGACATGACTCCCATCACGCGCTATGCAGTTGACTGCATCTGAATTAGGTCTGTTGTTTGGACCATACATTTCAACCCACTCAGACCAAGGGCCAGTTCCAGTAAAACTACCCGTCACCGCCCGAATGAATATGCGGTTAGTATACGTCACATACATCTGCTGAGAACCGTAAGCCGAGGGCGTCACATATAAAGTTCCCGCTACCTGTACCGGATAGTGATTAGCCGCCGTAGCGCCAGCATTAGTAGCTTGATAATAAATACCACGACTGTCTGCACGCCCTAGAGTATTAAGATCAACTGTGAGACTGTTTGATGAAACTGGAAGCGCTCCAACGTCTGCGGCAGAGGGTTTATAGGAGGTTGTATAAGCTCTCACCCAAGGTGTTGTTGAATCAAGCGCAGTATCTGATAGCGTAAACCGTACATACAAACCATTATCGGTAGTTAAAAATAATTGTGCTCGTCGATTGGGGGCATAGCACGACTGAAAACCGGCCCCGTTACTTGGTAATTCTGGCTTAGTTGAATCGGTATTCGCCAAAAACTGGGAAACTTTCCCCATTGCGATCTGTGTGGCTCCCCCCAATCCCTGCCAGCCAACATTTACAATACGGCCAGCGGTTGTGTCTGTTGATGATGATACAACCGTAAAATCTGGAATAATCCCTTGAGCTATTTTAGTTATCGCTTCTAAAATCTGCGTATCGTTATCAGGATCTAACGTTCCTCCACTTTCTACAACAATATTACAAAGCTCTCTCTGAATGGTATTAAACCACTCCGCTGGTAATATAGTAGGGCTAACGCCACCAGCTACACTACCATCAGTAAACTCTCCATCAGGCGTAGCCGTATTTGTAATGTCACCTATTTTTTGCATATAAAACCCTCAAAACTTAATTTGATTAACCAATAATTAAATTTAATTAATAATAACCAAATAACAGCACGGTAAACGGTGGAGCTAATTGGTTAAGAGTACATTCAAGAATTTTATTACCCCATGTGGCTAACGGTTCACCACAATAAGTAATTCCGCATCGAGCGGGGACGTATGTTGTTTGTTGAGCATTTACACGCCAGACAAACGGCCAATCCTCACCATTAATCGCCTCACCACATACACTAAACCCTGCCCGTGCCTGGCGAAATTCATCAATGGTTATGTCATAGCCTAGCGTTTTGGCAAGATTGATATAAAACTGTTTTGACAGCGACCCTTTACCCACAAGACGCGATACAACCGCCTGACGACGGCGCTCAATCGTGTATGTTTCGCCTATCGTGCAATTATCCGGGAGGCCCAGCGACTCCTCCCACTCGGGTAACAGCTCCAGAGCCGTCGCCGGAAATCCACCAGCTAATAAACTGAGCGCGCTGGCATCCACACGTTGAAACGATTTGGCCAACGCTTTGGCCAGATTGGTTTGCGGATTATCAGGCCCCGTTTGCCAGACTCTCCCGCGCGGGAAATGAGCCAGCAAAGCCGATTGATAATCAGCGGAAGTATAAAGGCTCGTCATTTGATATCCACCGTTCCGAGTTGGGGGAGCTCACCAACGGCCAGCGGGATGTTTTGCGTTGGAGATTCAATTAAAAAACCATCGGTCCCCGGTATAGCTGCGATCGCGCCGTTGATTGATGAGAGCGTTATAATTCCCTCTCCGGTAGGATCGCCACGGGTAAAAAATACCTCGTTGATAGCGGTGCTAATAGCCGCCGTCAGGTCTTCGTTCTGCTGAATAATACCGGTAATTGTAAAATTAATGACCTTTGCGATCGGAGAGGCAACATAAACCAAGGCTGTTACAGTTTGTTTTGGGTAAATAGCATCAGCAACACGCAACTGGTCGCCGGTAGCTTTCGCGTAATAACCCCAGTCCTCATACTGTGAGAGGCCATCAGAGCCCACTGGAAAGCCGTGGTTTGTCTGATCGTCACCATCACACATGATGTATATCCCGACCGTTCCCACGCCCATCAGACGACGCACACACCACGCACGCGTAACACCAGACACCGCCAGCGCCCAGTTAACGTAATCTGTTTCGCTTCCGCCCTGCGGTAATGCCTGATACTCCAGGAGCATACGGGTACGTAAAGGCTCGTCTTTTTCTACGTTTGTCCCACCAGTGGCCGGGTCAACAAGCGTTATCTGGGAATCAACACCAGGATAACTTTTATCCAGCGTCAGAATTGTACCGGCTGGCGCGTTACCTAATGCGCCACCAGCTGTGGGATCATCGAGAGGAGAGAGAAGAACAGCCGTCACAGACGTTAACGCGGTTCCATCAGCCCCGATCGTTAGAGCTTTATCGAGCGTGTATTGAATACCATCTTTACGGTTAACAATTGCACCGACAGGAACCGTCCCGCCCGTTCCCGTGGCTTTAGCCGTTGGACTTTTCGCAGCCGTTGCGGGCTTTCGGTATACCATCACCAGTGCCGCCCAAGCTTCTAAATACTCATCTGTAGCGGTAAAAGGCGTTGATTGTTGAGCGATCCAGTCAAGATAACCGTAGTGGCCATAAGATAACCCGGCCTGAACGTCGCCGGTGATTTTCAGGTTAGAAAACCTAAGGAGGCCACCTGTTTTGGGTAACGCGCTCTGAATATCGCTTTGAACCTGCCCCCTCAGATCCGTTAATGTCGGGTGCTTATACGGCATTCGCTATTTCTCCCCATGCCCAGTCAAATTCAAAACTTCGCTTTGTCCCGTCCGGCTGCTTAATTTCAACGTACAGATATAGCGACGACGGGTAGACAATGCGATAAGTCACCGCCACCGATTCAGCTATAAGGTCATCAAGCATCCATTGCAGCGCCTCACGGGCGTAAT